GGTCGCCAAACCGGCGCACGGTAACTTGCTCAAATAGATTCCTTTACATGCGCACCGGGGTCTGGGCCTCGCTCCACTCTGACCTCGAGTCGGACCTTGAGTCTGACCAGCTGCGCCTGCGTGCCGCGAGATCCGCCGTCCTTTCGCGTTTAGCGCGATCGCTCGAGCGGTGCGGCGCGTGAGTCGTCAAGGATTCCTTGACCGTTTAAACGCGATTCCGCGGCGGGTTTTTTCTGGGGAATCATCTGCCGATCCCTTTGCCGATTGTTATGGTGGAGTGATAGGCCCCCCGCAATCTCACCATTCAGCCGCACTAACCCCACCAGTCGAGCTTGGCATTTACCGCGCTGCTTCGCGTCTCACTGGCTGGCGGATCCGAGACAAAGGCCGGCGAAGAACTCGCCACTGAGACATACCCCCCCCCTCTTATTTTCACGAAGCCCTGATGCCGTTAATACCCCCACCCCTTATTTACGCGGACGCACATGCCCCCGGCCTTTCTTTTTACCGGCACCCCGGGCGATTTGATCTGACACCCCATCGAGCCACCAGTGTGCCTGGGGTCTGCTGATGTTACGCCCCGCTTTAGGCCGGAACATCTTGAAGCGTGCGCAGCCATCCGCCTCTGCTCGGCGCAGTAACTTGGCAGCGGTCCAGTGCATGCGGCCGATGCGTGCCGCCCATTCGTCGGTCGTCAGCCATCCTGGCGGCGGGTGATCGAGCTCGTACTGGGCCTCGACGAAGCGAGCAGCCCAGTCAGTAGGTCTTGAACTCGACCGGCGCGACAAAACGTCCGTCGATCTTGCGGATCTGGTTAAGCGTGTAGGTGCCGTCATCGTGGAGGATTCCGCTGGCCCAGCCTTGGCCCCAGCGCAGTTTGCCCGTCTTGGCGTTGATGTAGTCCATGTCGCGCACGCAAAGACAGCCGATCGAGCGAGCCTCGCATGGCTCGAGTGAGGGAATCGCGGTCGTCTCGATCGTGTGCGTGTGCCCGAAAATCACGTTCCGATACACGTTCGCGTGCGCCCGTGTGGCGCCGACGCCGGCATGGTAGCCGTGCACGACGCGTAGCTCGCCCAGGCGGAGCACACCAAGCGCAGCGTCGTAAGGCAGCATCGTCGCCCGGCACTTGCGCATGAGTGCCTGGACGCGCTTGATGCCGTCCTGGGCGTAATCACGCAGCAGGCCGGTCGCGGATCCCGCGAAGTGCCAGAGCCGCTCGTCGTGATTACCCCTTAAAAAGTGGTTTTCTTTTCCACGTTCGAAGAAACGTGTTAAGAATTCTGACCCTTTGTCCCAGTCATCGACCAGGCTCGCGGCCTTCTCGTCGTCGCTCGCACCGCGGCGCAGATTCCTAAAGTCCCAGGCATCGCCGGCATGCACGCGGATGTCAGGCTGCCAGTCCTCGAGGAAAGCGAACAGAGCCTTCGCCACCTCGGGATCGAGCATGTCGCCGTGGCTGTCCGCTACCACAACGAAGCGCCTCGAGGTCGTGCGTTTCACTTAAAGTCTGGAAATCACCCAGCCAGCGAATGCAATGGCGGTGCTGACCCCGGCGCTGATCAGGCCGGCCTTGGCGCGCAGGAGATCTTTCCAGTGCTCGAGCGCTGTGACGCGCCCGTTCGTCTTTTCCGCGTGGCGCAGGATCTGATCGAGCTTAACATCCTGGGCATCGAGCCGGGTGAGCACGGTAGCGAACATCGCGTCGTGGCTCATCGGGTTAAACGGCCGAACGGTCTGGCGTTCGTCGTTCATTTGTCGCGGGAGGCGATGATTGCCTCGTAACGTGTAACTGTCTGGAGCATATCGCTGAGAAGGTTAGGCGCGGCCCTTGCGGCGTCGGCGAACTCTGGATGGCGTAGGAATGCAGCCGTGGCGTCTGGCGTCGCGCTTACATGCGTCGGCTTCAATGTCGCGGAGCAGCCAACCAGACCGAAGATCAGAGCGACCAGAAGATTACTGCACACCAGGATGCGAGCCGATCTGGATCGCCGATTTAATGGCTGCTTTGTTCCTGGCATCTTTCGCTGCCTTTTCCTTGAGCAGTTCGCGGTTCCTGGTCCAGCCGCTGATCACCTCGAGGATTTTCGGCAGCGAGCCGAGCAGCGAGGCGATCAGACTGATCGCGGCCGAGATCCAGCCCGGCATGTTACTCGACCTTGAAACTCTTATTCTCAACGCCGTCGTCGAGATAATCGCCGATGCGATTCGCAACGTCCTTGAGCGTGGAAGCGACCAGGAAAATCAGGAGACCGTACTGCTCCGGGATAAACGGAATGGCGCCGAGACCGGAAATCAGGCCGGCGACCTTGCCGATCAGGGTAGCGTGCTTCAGAAGTGCTGTCTTGTTCATGGTGTTAAAATTTGACGAGGTATCGGGATAATTTCTCGGCCGCGGTGGGATAGACTTCTTTGCCTGATTGTGGCTCGATGTAGATCTGGCCGCGTTCAGTTAAAGCCGTGACGATCGCATGGCCTGCGCCTTTGCCACCCTCGGGCCTGTACCAGTACTCGCCAATGGCAAGAGCCTCGGCCTTTAGTGGGCTGGACCATGTGGCGTTAAAGAACCGGACGGCGGCGAGGCTGACGTAGAAAGACGCGAAATCGTCGCAGTCGAATGTCTCCTCCCACCGCATGACGCCCTCGCGGAAAAGCGTTTTGCGAAAGTCGTCGTAATACCCGCGGAGCCAGGACGACGAGACCTCCGCGTACGCGGTGTCCTTGAGTATGACGGGGAACCCGACGTGGTCGCCGAGTTGCTGCGCGGTAAGCACGCGGCCCGTTGTGAGGGCCGGCGTGCTCTTGCGGCGGAAGATGGACGACAAGAACGACACGGCGTCGCGTTAATTGCGGGCGGCTTCCAGCGAGGCCACGCGAGCGCGGAGGGTTTGCACCTCCTTGATAAGCGCCGGAACGAGCTTGGAATAATCCACGCCCCACGGGCTTTTCACTTCCTCGCCTTCGTCGCCGACAAATACAACCTCGGGTGCGACGGTTTGAACGTCCTGCGCGATGACGCCAAACCGGACGTGACCACCGGCTTTCCAATCATGCTCCACGATTTGGATTGAGTCGATGAGCGCGCTCGCGGAGCCGGCCGGAGCGATGTTGGTTTTTAGCCGGCGGTCTGAAGATGTATTGAACGAGGTCGCGCTTCCGCTGGTCGCAATCGTGCCGACAATGCCGTTGGGGTTAGCAAATTGAATAGCGCGGAGAGCAGTGGTTTGGTCAACCTCCGTGCCAATTGCGGCATTTCCGCCGGACGCGGAATACGGATAGTAAGCATAAATGCGGGCGTCATTGGCGTCAGTTGATTGTCCAACGCGCAGTCGGCCACTAGCCGTCAACCGCATCCTCTCGGCCGACGTTCCGCTGTCCGTCGTATGAAACTCCAAGTAACCTGTCGCGCCGGTCGCGGCAGTCTGAACTCCCAGAATTGCCGCGCTTCCATTGGTGAGCTCCGGCGAACCAAACACGATTTTGTCGGTACGCGGAAAGGTTCCTGAAACTGCTTTTGTAAAGCGCAGGGAGTATCCGCTGTCCACGGACGAATTGCCAACCGTAACATTCCCCGCAAACGTCGCGTTGCCGCTACTGGAAATCGAGAACCTGATGTCTCCAGCACTTGCATCAGAGCTCAATCCAACGAGCTGAAATGCTCCGGGAGTTGAAGCGTTGGGCCCGTAAGAAATGAGCCGCGTTGTTGAGCCTGCGACATAATCAAGGACGGACCGATTGGCTGCGGCTTCTGTTGTCGATCCCGTGCTTATGATCGCACCCGCAGCCGTCGCGTTGCCGGAATCATCAATCGTGACTCCGCTGTTCTGAATCAGCTTCCCCGTCGTGCCATCATAGCGAGCCACGGCGTTGTCGGTCGCGCTGGTAGGGCCGCGGACGTTGCCAGTGCTGGGTACGATCTGCGCCGAGACGGTGGCGGCGATCGCGAGGATAAGAGAGAAATAACGTTTCATGGTGCGTAATTCTTAAGTGTGATCAGATTAAAGCAGGCCGAAGTAATAGACGCCGTCGGTGAGCGTGGTCGAATCGACATAGATCGAGCCCAGGTCGATCACCTTGCCATCGAGCGCGGTAATCGTAATGGACGTGCCGGGCACGAGCTCGATCTGCTGCGTGCCGTCTCCTGAGGTGCTGTCGATATAGACCGATGCCGCGTTTGCGACGCGAGAAGCGCGCTGCGCGAAGATCGTAACGGTGCGCACATAGGTGCCGGCGGAGGCGAGAGCCTCGGGCACGCTGGTCGATGCGGGCGCCTTGTTTCCGCGCACGAAGGTCGCGGCCGTGGTGGTCGTTCCGGGCGTGATCTGGACCGGAAGCGGACTGGTCGGCGAGGTTTTTACCTCGGTCTCCGAGGAGGTTCCTACGTTGATAACGTAGTGCGGGATAAATGGCTGTGACATGTTGAAAGGCGATTAGACGGGATAAGCGAAGGTGAAAGGCGTCCAGGCGGATCCGGTATAGACGTAAGTAAATGAGGCGTCGTCTCCACTGGTGTCTGTCGTCAGTTGGGATAGCAGCGTGCCGCCGGATGTGGCATTGCGTACCTCAACGACGATGTTGGCGGTAGCCGGCACGGTCATGCGCAGAAAACACATATCGCCGGCGACGCGATTTGCCGTGTCCAAAACGATCGTCCTGGTGCCGGCGGAACCGGAAAAGGTTATGATCTCGACATGCTGCATCGAGGTCGAGGCGGGCGTGATCGTCGAGGTGCCGGTGGAGTTGCTCTGCGCGTTATAGCTCCCTGAGCGGCGATTTGTCGCGATCGTGATTGAGCCGGATCCGTTCGTGATCGAGATGCCTTCGCCGGCGGTCAGCGTGGCCTTTGTGAAGCCGCTGCCATTGCCGATAAACGTCTGACCATTCGTGGCTGTTCCGAGCACGGAAGCCGGCACCGGGTTAGCGGCGTAGAACGAATAGGCATTCGGGCTCTGCAGGACGTTCGCGGAATCGACGGTGACGAAGCGGCCGCCAGTCGGGCTGGCGCTCTCGGTGTTCTGGGTGTCGCTGATCGCCCGGTAGCGAATCGGCGTCCAGATCATCGCCCGGGTAATCTCATTACCGCTGGGATCCTGGACGCGCAGCTGCTGCCAGAGGTTCTGGACCGGGTAGGGTTGGCCGACGCGCTTGGTGTTTAGCAGGCCCACCAGGTCGAACGAGTTAAGCGGCAGAATGACGCTCCAGCCTCCGGTGATCGGCGTCGCGTTGGCCGTCGTCGCTGCAGGCGCGAAATCGCCGGCCACGGCATCAGACAGCGCCCAGGTCAGCGTGTAATACGCATTCCCAGCCCAGCTCGGCCAAGTGTTCGTGTTGTCGGTAAAGTAGAAATTAAACGTCGGCGTGTCACCCAACACGAGCTCGGGAATCGTGGCCGCCGTCATGTCCTGCTGCGCCGTAACGACCGCGTCGGCAGGCGAGAGCGCGTTAATGTTTAGGAAAACGTCGTTGCGGGCCATTTGTCAGAAGGTGTTTCGTCAAGACGTAGAATCAGTGACGGTGAAAAGGCGTTTTAGCGCCGTCATCAGACTCGAGAGCGCTGCGTTGGCACCCTTGCTGCCTGAGATCGTGCCGAGGTCGATGTCCTTGGTGCTGATCGTCAGGATGGCATTGCGGTCGGTGAATGACAGCTGAGAAGCGCCGGTATTCGTGATCACGACCTGGACGTTGCCGGTTAGCAGGTTAATGCGCCGGATGGCCTCGCGCACGGCGGTCGGGTTGTCCATCGCCCAGCCCAGCAACGGATCTGTCGGCTCGGGGATCGGGCTCATACGTCAGCAGATGCCACGCTGGTGCGATCGACGAGCAGGATAGGCCCGCGCCACGGGCGGAGCTCGCCGACGCGGACGTTAATGTTATCCTGGCCGGAAAAGACGCCCTGCAGGAAAGCAGCCGTGCCGCTTTCATCGACCGGAATCGGAATGTCGTCGGCGGTCGTGATTCCAGCCGTAACCCCAGGCAGATAGAAATCGGTGGTCGTCTTGGACCGGATCACGACGCTGCCGGGCTCGTAATTCACCTTGGTGCGTGGGCCCATCTCGGTAATCGAGGCGACGCTGGCCCAGGTATCGGAACCGACGACGGTGAGCTGGATCGTGTTAGCGTCGATCACGGTAACTTTGCTAGGCGCTATGTTCGCGAAGACGCTGCCAGAATTGCGGATGAAAATGGTCTCGCCGGCGTCGATTTCGTGGCCGACGGCGTAAAGGGTGCGTGTGGCGGATCCAGCCGCAAAGGTAATCTGCTGCGTGCGGCCTATCGTTCCGTCAGTTTTAGCTATCGTGATAGAGCTTCCGGACGGTGTGAGTGAAACAGCATTACCAGAAAGTGTATTATTAGAAAAACCAACGGAAAAGACAGCTACTGCATTTGTGTTATTTAGAATTGTAGATGTGCCGCTTGAACTTGTAACTACCACGTTTCCACGAGCCTGAACGTTTGTCAGATTGTTTAGTGCTGACTCTACAGTTGTAACGTTTGAATTATAATTCAACGCTGATGTTGTCTGACCAAAAGCGGAAAGACTGAAAGTTCCACCGTTTATTTTTCCATCAGAAACTGTGATTGAAAACCGCGGGTTATAATCGCCAGCCTGAGTAACACTCGCAGTGCCTCCGCCTCTGCTATTTAAATTAGTCAGTGAAGATATAGCATTTGAAATGTTATTCTGTAGCGTGCTTGATACGTTAGAAAATGCGATGTTTCCAGTCTCTTCGTCAAAAAATGAAACACGGAATGATCCGCCAGTTATTGCTGATCCTCCACCACTAATTGAGAACTGCCATGATCTGATGTTTCCGAGATAATTGCCACTAAGTTGACAATCTTTAGTCGGCCCAGCCGTAAGTCCGACGATGTTGCAGGCTACATTTGGATTAGTTAAGGTGCCGTTGTTAGCTCTGATCTCGAACGCCTGACTATATCCATTCTGAGATGCAGCCACTGAGCTTGATAGCGTTGCATCGGTTGTAACCGTGATGGCTGATGTGTTAATCGTCGCGGTCGCGATGTTAGCGAAAGTCACCGTAAAGCCGCTAGCACTGTTGTGCATCCCGCTGACGGTCACGTTGCCGCGATCTTGCACCAGACTCAGCGAATTAAGCGACGCCTGGACGTTATTCGCGTTGGCCGACTGCGAGATTGAAGCCGTGGTCTGACCATCGAATGACAGCGTGTACGTACCACCGGTCGGATAAAACAAAGGCACTCCGGTGTCGCTGGTGACCGTCGCCCGCTTGTAAGCGTCATACTGCTCGAGCGTCGTATCAGGCTGCACGACGAGATAACTGCCAAAGTTCCGCGGAAAGGCATCGTTGCCAGGGATCGTCGGCTTAGACAGCACGATCGTGCCGGGCTCGATCTGCTGGCCTGGTACCTTGCAGTAAGTGCGTGCGTAGCGGCCAAGCCCACCTTCCACGGTTAGCTCGGTCTCTTCGATAAGATACTGCGTATTATCCGCCGGATCAGTGCTAAGAGCGGCGGCCGGTGTGTAGCTAGATGGTACCACGACATAATTCCGCACCGTGCCCTTAGTGGTGGTGTCCTTGGTGGGCGCGTTGATAAACGGGTAGAACACCCGCGCCGGGCCGTCTTGGATCGCGTTGGTGAAGTTGCCGTCTTGGTACGCCATGATGATTTACTTTCCGAAGCCGGCCTTGAGCAGCCGCTGGTTGATGTCGGTAAGCTGCTTATTGTTTTCGCGCTGAACATCTGCCGTCGAGCGCGTGTCCTCAACGAAGCGCTGCACCATCGACTCAAAAATCATCGGATCACCCGCAAATGCAGAGCGTGCACGTTCTAGTCCAAACGTTCTTACCGAATACTCGAGCTCTGACCTCTGCGCGAGGATCTTCCTAATGTTCTCATTTTCTGACCGTAGTCGAGCAGCCTCGCCGAGCTCAAATCCGCGAACGGCGCCAAACGGATCCGCCATCGCGCCGCGGGCGCGTCTCTCCGCCTCTACGGCAGCGGCCTCATTCCGACTAAGGATCTCTCGCAGTGTTGCAGTGCTTGCATCATTAAACGTGGCACCTCCACGAATAGGCCCGAGCACTCTGTTTTTCTGCACCTCGGCCTGCACGGCACGTTCAGTCTGGTCGGCCGTCTCGCGAGCAATGTCAGCGCGGACCTTGGCAAGCTGGTTCCCCTTTTCGAGCAGCTGAATCTCGACATCGGTGGTTTCCAGCCCGTCGGCCTTTACTTGGCGGAATTCCTTTTCGAGCGCGGCCATCTCGCGAGCCAGGATAACCTCCTGCTCTGCAGCGCTCAGAGCGTCAAACTTGAGCTTCTTTAGCTTGTCGCGTGCGGCCAGCGTCTCGTCGATCGCCTTGAATTCAGCGTCCAGCGCCGCCTCGTTTTCCTTGGCCTGCTTCTCCTGATCCTTGCGGTTCTCAGCGATGATCTCGGCCCGGGTCTTCTCGAGTTGGCCCTGGAGCTCGATTCCCTTGACCGTCTTTTCACCGACGCGGGCGATCTCCTCCTTGATCGCGAGCTCGCGCTGCATGAGCAGGAAGACCTTGCCGACCTCGTCGGCGTTCTTCATCGCGGCCTCGATGCGGGCGTCTGCCAGCCGGCGCTCCGCCTCGCGGATCTTGTCTGGATCGTTAGCCTCGCGGGCCTTGGCGAGTCGCTTCTCAGCCTCCTCGGCGCCCTTGGCTGCACGTTCAGCGAAAACCTCCTGGGCCTCGGTGACACCACGGACGCGGTTGATCAGTTTGCCGATCTCGTCGCCGATCATCGTGTACCCGGACAGAATGAACGTCGCTGAGTCGGCGCCGAACTGCTTAGCCTGATCGAAAGCGTCGCCGAGCTTGGCTACCGATGCCGTGGCATAGTCCAGCGGCCGGCCGAGTCGCTCTGACTCCTCGCGGAGCTTTTGCGCGTTCTCGGTCGCGAGCATGAAGCCGCGGATCAGCGTCGTGCCGATGCCTACCGCGGTCAGGTTTTTCCAAACGCTCGATTCGCCAAAGGTGTCGCCCAGCGTCTTCTTTAGCTGCTTACCCTCTTCGCCAGCCTGGCGCAGACCGGCGGCGAGCTCGTCGGTCTTAGCAAAAAATCGGAATCCAACGCCAAATTCGGCCACGGTTAATTCCTCCCGGTTAGCCCGGCGAGGTAGTCGCAGGCGATTTTGTCGCTCTCATTCGTTAAGTGCGTGCCGTAAATCCTGCGGCTCGCGAGGCGGATCAGCTGCCAAAGGCGTGTCAGTGGCATATCCAGCATTTCGTCGGTCGTGATCTGGAAGCCACCGGAGGCAAGCGTGTCGGCCAGATAGGCTGGCATGCCGGCGACGGCTTGGCCCTGAGTCTCGCCGCCCTTGGGCGCGTCCATAAAGGCATCGCGCAGATAGCGGTTAGTGTCGGAGGCGAGCTCCTTTGGCTTCGTGGCGAGGTAGCGAATCAGCGCACGCTGGCGGCCGGCGATCCAAGGATGGAAGATGCTACGGGAATAGAACGGTGGTTTCGGCAGATCCGACATCCACCAGACCAGCTGCGCGCAGTGCGAGAGAAACTCCTCATCAGTGTCGAAGCGCCAGGGAGCGAAAAAGCCGTTCTGGAGCTCCTCGAGTATGACGACATCGCGCATCGTCAGCATGCGCACGCGTACGCCGGCGATCTGGGTGTGCGTGTGAGCCCATGCCTCCCGACGCACAGCGGCCTCGCGGCGCAGAGCGTCCGCGAAGCCTGGGATCTGCTTAAATTCGAGGACTGCGGACATCACGCCAGCCGGCGCGTGCCGGTCCTCAGTTGATCTTTTCCTGCCAGTTCAGCGTCGCGGTCCAAGGCGCGTCTTTCGGCTTGGAAATCGACACTGAGGTGACGAAGCAGTTGACCGTGGCGTTGTCGATCGTCGCCGTGAAAACGCCAGTCGTGGCGTTGTAAGCGGCAGTGGTCGGCTCGGCGGTCGTGCTAGCGGCGAACTGGACCTCGGCTGTGCCGTTGCGCGGCTGCTTAAAGCTGATGGCGCCGGACGGATCGCCGTTGTTATCCGTGATGTTCACGGTGTTCGCCGGCTTGGTGACAGTAAAGCTGTTCGCCTTGTAGGCGATGCTGTTAATCGTGATGGTGGGCGAGCCACTCGGGAATGTGCCGTCTTGGTAGGGCATGGGAGTCTTTAATTTGCGCCGGCGTCAACTTGCCGGCCACTGATCGGGCTTGATGTAGAACTCGAGGTTATAGGTAATCTGCGTGCTGATCTCGTCGTTCTCGGCGTCGGAAAGGGAAACGCAGGATCCCTCGCGCAGCGTGATGACCTGATAGTAGGGCAGCGTGTTCACGTTTAGCGCCGCGGTCGCTTGCAGCATCGCTTGGCGGATGTTGCCGCGGACGGTGCCAAGAGATTGCCCGGTGCCATCGCGTCGTACCGTGCCGATGGCTTGTACGGTGCCGAGCTTGTGCGAATCGTAATCCTGCGCGGTGTTATCCCGCGTTGCTGTCTGGTTCGCGTTCGTGCCCGTTACGCCGACGACCAGGGTGATGCGCGGTGTCGTAAGGATCGGCGCGGTCCCGATCAGCACACGCGGTGTCAGGATCTGCGTCGTCGGCAGCGTGTTCTGGAAGTGGGCCTTGAGCGCGTCCTCGATGTTCGTCTCGTAATCGAGCAGCGCTGCGATTGTGGCGGCTGGCATATTAAAAGAACTGCTCGGCAATCGCTTGCTGCTGGGCCTGAAATGGCGTCAGCTTTCCCTCAGAAATCATCTTACCAATCGTGTCGAAGTAAGAGCGCATGGCGTTAGTGCGGCCTTTGATCGCGGCGTTCATAATGCGCTCGGCCTCGTCTGACTTCTTACCCCAGCCGGTCTGGTTATAGGCTGCGATAAACGGGTTATCGCCTTTGCGGCCGTCCTGGAAGACGCCCTTGCCAGGGTAATGCCGCTTCACCCACTCAGGCGCCCGATCGCCGCCCAGTTCAGTGTACGCCCGCACCCAGCCGGCCTTGGCGTGCCCGACGTTGGCCTGGGACGCCAGGATCATCTGTTTAAGCACGGCCTGGTCTGGCTTCAGCGTAACCATCTTAGGCCGCGGGTTGCGGTAAGCCCGGCCGCGCTTGTCGCGGTTAGCCCGGTGCAGCCGTTCGTTAGGAATGATCGCCCGGGTCTGCGCAAGTTCACCCTCGCGCAATTTGCTCGAGAAGTTCTCCCAGGCGATCGGATCGCCGACGCGGATCAGCTTTCGGATGCTCTCGCTGCGGAACTTGTTAGGATCCAGCGGCCGAAAGATTCGCTCTAGGTCGATGCGCACGCGGTCCTTGCCCTGGCTGATCGTCTTAGGCGGCGTAATCCGCATAACGTGCTCGAGCAGCAGTTTGCCCTGCACGCTTAACGTACCCATCCCAGGATCCACCAGACCCTCTTTCGCGAGGTCTTGGATCCGCATGAGCCGAAATGCCAGCTCGTTGTCTAGATTCTCGCGGTAATCAAACGAGATCACGAAAGCCGTTTCAGCCGTAGCGTGTACCACGGGTCGCCGGCGGTGTCGGTCGCGTCGATCTTGTCGATGACGTAGCCTATCCCGCCGTATGTGATCGTGGCCCGATTCGCAGGAACCGTCGCGCCCCATTGCGTCTTGCTGGTGCAACAGTCTAGCTCGACGGTCCTGCGCTGGGAGTGGTCCTCAAATAGAAAAGTGCTCTCCACCTGATTAAACACGCCGACCAGCCCAGCCGTGGTCGCGCCGGCCAGAGACGTATAAGAGAACGTCTCGCCCATCGTGTCCTCGGCGAATTCCGCGGCCCGCGTGTTCAGATCGTTGAATGCACTCATCCTAGACTAGCGTGCTTGGGCAATCAGGATGCTTGATCCGGCGGAGCTCGCCGACTGCCGCGAAGATCTCCTTGGGATTCGCCGGATAGGTCAGATCGCCGATGTGACTCAGTGCCACTTTCGTGTCGGTGTGGATCTTGCCGCCGAGCTTTCGCCACTCGTGGCACAGCATGTAATCCTCGGATAACCAGATAGGATTTCCCGGCATCACTTCGCGCACGCCAGATTTGAAGTAAGCGCGGGAGGTCTTAAGCGTATGAACGTCGGGATCGTTGCTGCCAAGATTGTACTCGGGCGCCAGGCCGGCCTCGCGGATGGCGTCGAACACGCTGCGATGGATCAGCATGAAGCCGGTGCCGGCGTGCACCACCTCGACCAGCCCGCGCTCGTCGATCTTGGCGCCAGCCAGCCCATTGATCGCGAATTGCGGCACGACGCCCTTAAGCGCGTAAGGTGCGGTAACGATCTTGTGGCCGACCATGCCGTGCTGCCAGAGCCGTGCCACTGCATTACCCGGGAAAACGATGTCGGCGTCGATATACAGCAGCCAGTTGTACTTGGTCGCCAGGAACTTCGCCGCGATCTTGTTTCGTGCCCGGTCGATGTGGCTTTCCTTGTCGAGAAACATGCTTTCGGCCACGAGTGGCTGCAGCTCGACCTCGCCCTGCTCGTTACGCACGCGAATGCGAACGTGCAGCAGCGTCTCGTTGTACGAGGTCATAAAGCCCATCTTGACATTACCGCCGTAGCACGGCGTGCCGATGACGATCCTATCGGCTTCGTCGAAGACCATAGGCGCGGGCGCCTCCTCGGTCCTGCTCGAGACCGCTGCAATCTCGGCAGCGTGGTCTGTTAATGCGTTGCCGGCATCAGCCGGCGCGTGTGCTATTTGGTTGCTCATACAAATCGTGTGGTGCTCGCGCTTATGTGGCTAGCCCAGCCCCCCTTTCGAGGAGCTGGGCAGCACACGATAAACCGGCCGCGAGCGGTGGCCGGGAGTTTATTAGGCGGACTTAACGTGCGCGCCGGCGGTGTTGTCACCGAGAGCAGCGCCGAACATAACGTCCACGGACGCCCAGGCCGCACGGCTGGAGAGAGAGCCCCAGGTGTTTAGCTGGACCGAGAGACCGAGATCAGGCAGCGTGATCACACGCGAACCAGCGAGCATCGAGGCAACGCCCGGGTCGATCATCGGCAGACCGGACGCCGCGGCAACGGCCTCGGGCCCGACCGCGAATCCGTAGATGTTCGTACCAGCACCGTCCCAGCGGGTGTTCAGAATGATCGCGTCGAAACCATAGGCGCCGGCGCGATAGCCAGAACCGCTGGCAAGACCGAAGTTCTCCGTGGTTGCCGGCAGCAGCTGCGCGAAGGCAGTGCCGTCGAGGATCAGGTGGCGCAACTGGCTTTTGGCGACCGCGGCCCAGAGCGTCTTGGTGTTCGCGGCAGAGAACGAAGCCTGCGCGATCGTGACGTTCGTCGGGAAGTTCGTCGCGGTGATCGGCGCCAAAGCGACATCGATAATCTTGTTAGCGATGATCTGCGCATTGATCGCGGCGAGCTGCTCGAGGCGGAAGCCCTGGTTCAGCTCTTGGCTCGAGAGATTGTAGCTCTTCGAGTAATGCTTAACCTGGACGGCGACATTCGTAACGTTGGTGTCGCCGGTCTCGAAGTTAGTGGGGTTGGTCTGGACGGCGCCGGCGGCGTTGGCCTTGCGAACCTGAACGAAGGCGTTCTGGTTCATCGGATCCGTGCTGAAATCCGTGCTGAAAGCGCGGAGGGGAGCCAGGCGGTTGCCCAGCGTGGTCAGGGTCGCCTCGGCAAGCGTGTCGAGGACGAGGGAGGAGCTCAGGGAATTAGCCATGAGAGTGGTAGGTTGATTTTGTTATTTACGAACGGAAAAAGCGGCGAAAAGAGCCTCGCGGTTCAATTTGCGGAAGGCGCGCTTTTCGGATCCCTCGGGCATCGCCTCATAAGCGGCGAGCATTTCCTCGGGCGTCTTGAAAGCGGCGCTCTTGCGGGCCAGCTGCGCGTGCGCGACCTTGACGGGCGCAACGCCAAGCTGCCGGGCATCAAAGGCGGCGAGATCCTCGACCTTGACCTTGAGCTCGTCGCGCTCTTTTGAGAGCTCGGCAACGGCGGCCTCGGCCTTAGCCTTGTCGGCGGTCAGGCTGGCGATCAGGGTGTCCTTCTCGGCCAGCGCGGCCTTGTGGGTCTCGGTCAATTTAGAGAGCTCGGCAACTTGCTTCTCGGCCTCGGCCTTGAAAGTGGCGATCTCGGAATCCTTGGCAGCGAGAGCGGCGGCGTCGGGCGCCGGAACGGTCTCGGGCTTGGTTTCGGTGGTCATAGAGGGAGTCTGTAAAGTCGCTGGCGCGTCAACGGCAGAGAGGAGCCCGTTCGGATTTGCAGCGGGTCGCTGCACGAGATCGGCCGACATTACATTCGCGATGCGCATGCTGGGCGAGGAGCGGAGCGCGCCGCTGGGCGCTGAGTCGCCGAGAGATGCTGGGATCTCACTGCCGTCGGCCAGAACCCATACTGGCCGGTACTCGAGCACCAGCGAGACCCCAAATTGATCGGGTACTTTCTGCGCGAGCTCGACCAGCTTATCATACGTTGCGCCGGCCTCGCGCTTAAAAGACTCGAGGAACTCGAAGGACTTGGCCTTTATCTTGTTTCCCTCGCGATACATGCCGCTAAAAAATCCGATCTCCTGGCCGAGCCGATCAGATCCGGCGCCGTCGTGCTTGAGATAGGCGCGGAGGCTCTTGCCGAGCAGCAGGCGCATCGCGTCGTCAATGCTCTTGTCGTCGATGTAGAGACCGTGGCCGGCGGCCTCGATCCCGCCGGTGATCAGCGAGACGTTGGCGAAGCCGCTGGCATCAGCGGAGAACTCCTGGAGGCAGACGCGATGGCTCATAATTGGTTCAGATTTCGTCAACTTTCGCGCTCGATCTCGAGCACCTTGCGCTCGGCCAAGGCATAGCCGGCGTCGCCACCCCAGAGCGCCCACGCGATGCGGCCGGCGGACGGATAACCTGGTTCGCCTGGATTGAATCCTTCGCCCTGCTTGTCCACCTCATGCCGGCGGAAAAACGATTTCATGCGGAAGATTGTTTCCGTCGATAGCGCCCGGCCGTTCGAAATGTCGCGTGCACGAGCCACCCCGACGGCAGTGCCTCCGCGGTTAAACTCCTCGCGCCAGCGTAAGCCTCGGGCGGCCTCTTCGCGCATCGCGTCGGTCGGCTCGGTGTTCACCTGCAGCGCGGCCTGGGAAAGTGCGGCAGCGTCGCTTGGGATCTGGACCGGCACCGGGATCGGCTCGTTAGCCGTTGGCGACAGATCGCCACGAAGCCCGGGCACCGGCAGGCCGGCGTCCTCGAGCGCTTGGTTTTCCGCGGCGCGGCCGGCGATGTGGCTCTTGAGGTCGATGCCACGCTCAGCGCAGATGTCGCTTAGATTGATGATGCCAGACAGATAGTCCTCGCGCTGCGCGGCGGCGTCGCGGCCGAAATCCACGGTCAGGCGGGGCGGCATCGTGAAAGACCATTTCCACCAGTCAGGATTCGCTGGCAGTCGTCCATTCTTAATCGCCTTCGCGATGGCGTAGCCGACGGCGCGCCGAGCGAATGGCTTAAGCAAATCCTGGCGATCCTCGACGCTGCGCATGGCGGTCGAGATGACGAAGCGGGTGTTAGCTCCGCCGAGTGCGCTGATGTCCCAGGCGAGCTCGAAGGGCCAGTTGATACCGGCCATCGCGTTACGCAGCAGCCGGTCCATGAATTTCTGCCACGCATCGCCCGGGCGGTCATTCTTAAACGCCTCGAGCTTGGATCCGCTGCCGGCCTTGAAGTGCCGGACCATGCCGCCGAAAAACTCCTTAGCGGCGACATCCTGGCCGACCATAGGCGCACCGGAAAGCGCCACCGCTGGGTCGCTCGTGTCAGCCAGTCCGCTCTCGTTGTACTCGATGAGGCCGATGCTCGAGGCGAGCGCCGACGCCATCTTCTCGTACCCCTGCACCGTGCGCAGATCCTTCAGATCCAGAATCGCGTGCGCGAAGCCTGGAAGACCGCGGAATTGGTTAATCCAGGCCGGCTCGGCCAGCAGCATCATGTCCCGGGCGGTAACGTACTCGCGAGCCTCGGGCATCTCCTCCTCGCTGCCAGGCAGCTGAGATTCCTCCTCGACGTAAAAGGCGACCGGCCGGCCCTGCGGATTGATAACGACCCCGTCGATGCAGCGGAGACCCTGATACGGTCCTGATGTCAGGAAGCCGTCGCGGTCGAGCTTATCGGTGCTAGGGTTGTGGATCCCTTCGCTTGGGATCAGCTGGATCGCCGGAAATGCGGTTTCGTATTCGGTCAGGATGGCGCCCACATCGCCGTCCCGGTCCACGGCGACGGACGCAAGGAAAAGGCTCGTCTGGAAATCGCGGCCGCTGATGTCCGCGATCGGGTACCATTCATTGAGCAGCCATTCACGAGCGATCTCGCCCCACACCTGATCGGCGCCCTCGTATTTAGGCAGCCAGGACCGGCCGACGGCGTACATCGCCTTGGCGTCGATCGCGCCCTTAGCCGGCCCTAGGTTGGCGTACAGCTTGCGCGAATCGCTCAACAGCTGCGCTCGGTCCGTTGAGTTTACCTCGCTCGAGATGCTGCCGATGGTGCGGACCTCGAGCGGTCGCCGCACGATCTCCTTGCGGTTAGTGGCGTCGAACAGAGCGCCCAGCGCTGCGCGGAATCGTTGCGGGAGTGGCGTCGGCATAGTCAGCGAAGAAAACCAGCAGTCTGCGATACGGGTGCAGTAAATCCGGCGTCAATCGTCTGGATAGCGAGCTCGCTTGCCATAATCAGATCGGCGATCGTCGTTCCCGGGAGAGCTTGAACCGTGATGGACTTACCGTTTAGCGCCGTGCCGACGATCTGGCCGTTCTGCGCGCTCATGTCGGTCCACTTGGAAGCCTGCAGGTCTTCGAGCCATTTCCGCGGGTTCGCCGCGTTGTTCCGCCTCGCTTGACGCAGCAGAATGGAAACGAGGATTTTCATCTGAAAACGCTCGGCGCGTCAACGTAGCCCGGCGTGCGCAATGTCTATTGCCGAGATCTCGGGCGGCCGCATCTCGCCAGTCTTGCGCAGCGTGGAGAACTCGACGCGCATGTTATCGCGTACGATGCAGTATGCTTGACGCAGAGAGCCTTTGATCAGGCTTTCTGGGTGGATCGGGCAGCCATTCTCGCGCAGTTGCTCGAGCTTGCTAAAGGTCTGAAAGTACTCGGCCGCGGCGAGTCCGCCCATAATCGCGAAGCGGTCGTTAATCCCGCCGAATCGGCCCCACCAGGGTGTCAGTGCCTCGTTGATGATCGGCGTGTAGGTCTGATCGAATGAGTGAAAGAACAGATCCGGCCGCACGCGCACGAACAGATCCGCATCGCCTACCGGATGATCGCTGTAGAGCTTCCACCCTTGCTCGAGTTGCCAAAGTTGGCGCAAGACAGCCTGCACCGGCACGCTGCGCGCATATGGTTCGAACCGCACGAACTCGGCCGGCTCCGTGATTTCTGGCTGGATTGGCTCGACCTTGCTGATCAGCGTTTTCGGCCGGAACAGCTGCTGCGTAATTTTCCAGTCGTCGGCGTCTTCGTCCTGCACCGTAGAAATGTAGAAGTGCAGAGGTTTTGGCAGATGCCTGGCGACATGCCATTTGAACGTGTGCGCGCATGTTTTCCATGTGCGCATGTGGCCGGCGATGATGATGACGGATCCCATAAATTATAATTTCATCTGGCGCAGCTTCGCCGCTCCGTCCGGGTTCGCCACATAGGCTTCGTCGATTTTAGCCGCGGCGTATTTTTCAAGTGAGCCAGTTACCTTGAGAGTGTGCAGCGGTGTTCCTTCGATCTCAGCGGTGCCGCTCAGTTGATGCGTGTCTAATCCGCCGGTGTCGTAAAGGTCTTTTATGTAGGCGATCGTTTCCTGCTGCTGTTCCTTTGTTTCGCCCGGAAGCCCGACGGTGAACGTGCCGTGAACGGTCATCCCTAGCTTTTTCAGCATGCGCGCCGTGTCGGCCGCCTTCGCTAGATTCAGCCGCTTATTGATTATCTTATCAATGACGGTCTGCGATCCACTCTCGAAGCCGAGCTTAACGCCCCGGCAGCCGCATTCGATCATGAGCTTCCATGTCTCCTCTTTGATCGTGTCGGCTCGGCACATTGCGAACCAAGGCAGGCGGAACTCTTCCATCACCCGGGAAATCAGCCGCGTATGCTTCTCGGTCAGGTTAAACGTGTCGTCGTCCAGATAAATGCTCTTGTAGCGCACGCCCTTCGTCCAGGCGTCGTCGATCTGCGTTTTGATCGCTCCGCGGACCCACTCGGGCGAATGGCAGCGCACCGTGCGCGCTCTGGTGCCATCTGGATCGTTGCCAGTCATTACCGCCGGCCAGACGCAGAAAATGCACTTGTAAGGACAGCCGCGGCTCGTGATCAGCTGCAGCTGCGGCGCCTCCTGGCCTTTCGGGCACGCGTCCCAGTAATTACCGACCGCGACCTCGTCGTGCAGCGGGTACGGAAGGCTGTCCATCTCCTGCACCGTTAGCAGATCGTGCGCGATCACTCCGCGCTGTCCGCGGATCACGCGCAGCACTTGCTTGTCGTATTCGCCCTGGACGATCGCCGCGATGTTACGATGCCGGCCCAAGATCTCGTCGGCCTTGGTAATGTCCAGCGGGCCACATAGGATGATTTGCGCCTTTGTCTTCGCGGCGAACCAGTCGATCACTTTCTCGTCATGCACCCAGGCCGCGGTCGCCGTCTCGAGCACGACCCAGTCAGGCGGATCGGCAAGGACTGCGTCGAAAAACTGCTGGTAGGATTCGCCCCGGGCGATCGAGTCCCGGATCTCTACTGTCGCATCTGGCAGTGTCGCCCGGGTGCGGGCGGCGGCCGAAGCTAGGAAGAACGGGAACGGCAGATAGCCTCCGTGTCGAAATTCGCCCGGCGCGTGCACCGAGTAGCGGGTGAACGGCCAGCGAGAGCCGGAGCGCACGCCGATCAGGAGCTGCTGCGTCTTCAGATCCACATCCCACCAGGGAGGGTTCGAGAATAGAACTTTCATAACGTCTGATTAATGGGGTGTCGTCGCGTTTAGTGTCTTATGTATCGGATGCCGTGCTGGCGTCCATCTTCTCGGGTGAGGGTAAAAGCTGCAGCGCGAGAGCCACGGCCACCTGCATGGCTTCGCAGTCCCACATGTGATTCGGCCCGGTCTTCGTCCAGCGCCACTCGCTCCGGCCGGTGCTCTTGCTGATTCGCTCGCGCTTTACCTCGCCGCGGAGATGGCGGGCGTACTCTTCGCCATGATCGGCGCCGCACTCCCAGGCATGCGAGTTGCCGGCGACCAGTGCGGCCAGCACATCCTTAACCGGGTCGGAAGCCCAGAACATGTAGCGCGCATAACCGCCGGGCACCTGCGTCTGCTTAATGCTGGAGTGGAATTTCTGAACTTTCTGGCCGTTTGGCCGAATGTGCACGAATGAGTCATCGCCACTGCCGTGGAGCGCAGTCCAGCCGAACCGGATGCAGTCCTCGTACACATGCGCGGTGCTGAACTGCGCGTCCTGGAAACACAGCTGCGATTCAACGCCAAAGTGCTGCCGAATCCCCTCGGCCTGCTCGGTCGTGCTGAGTTTGCCACGCCATAGCAGCTGGGAGCCTCCGTCGCTCTTCCAGGCTCTAACCACCGCCCAGAAGTGATCGCGCTGCCGGTCTATTGTCATCATGCGACGGGCCTCGTTCTCGAGCTTCTCGCGGCCCCGGGCGTGCATGTCAGCGAGCGTGTATGTTCCGCGGAGCTCGACCGTCGTGCGGTTCAGCTGCGCCTCTTCGTTACGCCAAGGCAGCGCCAGCCGTTGCATGTAGAAATCGCGCAGCGGGTTGATCTGTCCGCGCTTCTTGAATTCGCCGGCCTGCAGGAACTCGACCGCTAGTTGGCCCATGTCCTCGGCCAGAATCGCGTTCCAGTTAAACGATCGGTGCTTGCCGTCGCGATCTGCTCGCGGCGCCGAGTAGCGGCCGGTGCTGTTCCAGCGTGCCCGGGTGGCTGCGCTGTTCGCATGCTCGTGCGCGCAGTGCGGACAGATCCAGCGCGTCGAGTTGCGCACCAGTTGCTCGTCCCACATGCCGTTTTCCTTGCGGGCGCCTTCGTCCCAGACGACGCAGACGCGCTTGGCCGGATCGTCGGCGGCCCGGCCGAAAAACTCGAGCGGCACGAATCGCTGGCAGCCGAAACATTGCACCGACCAGATCTGCGCCGTGCCCTCGTGCCAGAGCCGGTCGAAGTCATCGTCCGCGTGCGATCCTTGGCTCTCGTTTAGGATCTTGCTGATGCCGTCGCGAGCGTAGGCGGAGACGCGCCGGCGAGCATGCGTCAGCAGTCCTTGCTTCCAGAGCCAGCACTCGCTGTTCAGCTTCCAGCGGATCGACTTGCTCTGGAGATTATTCAGATTCGCCCCGTTAATTATCAGGTAGAAATCGCCAAAGTAGATTTCGCAGGTAGCCGCGTCGTGCTTGTTTTTCGGCAGTAGCCTGGCGACCGGCTCGCAGTTGCGCAGTAAGTTGCGGTAGCGTCCCTTGACATGCTCCGCGGCGCTCTCGTCGTCCTGCTGCGTCCACATGATCGGCCCGGGCTCGTTAGCGATGGCCCAGAGGCTGCAGATCTCGACGAAGAGTGTTTTAAGCGTCTGGATCGCGGCGCGGCATGTAACCTCGCGCACGCGCTCGTCGGCGACGGCCTCGAACGGCTCGAGCAGATGCCGGCAGGTGCGGATGTCGAATGCGCCCTGGCGTGCGTAACCTCCGCCCAGCTGCACGAAGTCACGCGCCCAGTCGTGGATCGGCCGGCGATCTGGAAGCGCCCAGCCGCGGCGCCAGCCCTGTAGGATCTCGAGGCTCATGCGCTCTTGGCCTCCTGCGCGGCAGCCTTGCGCCGTGCGTTCTGCTCGGTCTTCCAGTCCTCGAGCGCGTTCTGCATTGAGACGCACACCAGATCGGCGTGCTCGCGGGCCAGCCGGCGGATGTCGCTTACATCGAGCCCGGCGACCTTGGGCGGTAGCTCGGTGGTAAAACCCTGGTACATGGCTGATTTTACCCGGGCGGCGAGAAACAGCAGGTAGTTGTCCACATCCTCGGCCGGGATCAGCTTGGCCTCGGCTTGCGCAATCTTGATCTGGTTAAGCCGCACCTCGCTCGCGAGCTTCTCGACCAGCAGTTCCTCGCGTCGTCGGCTTTTGCGCGGGCCAGCCTGGCCGAGACCGTGACGGTCGATGAAATCGCGCCACTCGGCCTCGACCCAGGCTTTCGGCGCGTCGTCATATTCGCGCTGCCAGTTCCGAATAGCGGTCGCCGATACGTTCAGCGCTCGTGCCAGCGCCGTGTGCGTCTTGTGCTCGCTCACTTGGCTCGCTTCAGATCGTTAAGTGCCTTCTCTAGCTCTGGGAAATGTCGTGCGATCACTGCCATGGCCCGCTCGGTTTCCTGCTGCTCGGCCTGCTTCGTGCGGCTGCGCTTTTTCCCTAGCTCGGTAAAAGAGCTCGTCAGTTCTCCCAGGTCGCCGGTCGATAGTCGCAGATATAGCCACATCGCCTCAGTGCTCTCCGGGTCGCCGCCCATGCGCGCCACCTGGGAGATCCAGCGGTGGACCCGCGGCCGGCCCTCGAGCTCTGACCATTCAATCAGACGCTCGGCGATTTCACCGACTAGCTCGGCGCGCTTTGGCCGCTCAAGCTCTTGCCACGGGTGCGTGGTCAGATTCGGCGTCAGCGGCACAAAGTTCACTGGTACTTTGCCAGCGGACTATCGAGCAGGCGGATCAGTTCCGGCGTCAGACTCGAGTCGATGTCGAAGAGCTCGGGCTGTTGCAGTGTCTCGACGGTCGCCAGCTTAAGATCCAGATTCTTTAGCGCTCGCAGATCCTCGTCGTAAGCTGCGATAGCTTGTTTCCTGGCTGCCGATAGTTGATGGGTTGCCACTCGCACGCGCAGCAGGACATCGCTCGCGGTTTTGTAAGGTGTGTGTGCCTTGCTCATGATCTCAGGCAGCACCGTGGAATAATTCCACGCCGGCGCAAGCGAGGGAACGCGCTACCTAGTTACGGGAAAGAATGTAGCAGTTGAGCGCTTAAAATATAGCCCGACAGATCCAGTGCCATCGTTTCGGCCTTTCGCCTGTATTGCCGAAATATAAAACCGCGGTAGCTCGTCAGCGTCAGCCGTAGGACTTTGCGGCGCAGATGTCAGCGGATCTTCAGCCGGCCGGTGAAGCAGCACGATCTTGTCGGCGTCCTGCTCAATGTCGCCGGACTCGCGCAGATCGTGGATTCGCGGCACGCGCTCGTCACGCTCTGACTCGCGGTTTAGCTGGGCAAGCACCATCACGACGCAATCATTGCGCAGCGCGAACTGCTTTAACGCACGCGATACGCGGCCCACACTTTGCGCTCTGTTCTCGCCGCGGGCGGGTGTAGCGTCAGGCATGAGCCCGATGTAATCCACGACCACTAGCCGCGGCGGCGTCTGCCGAGCCCGCAAGACCTCGGCGCGTGCCTGCATGGTTGCCAAGCTGACATTCCCGGCGGCGACGACCTCGAGCGGAGCGGAGGAGATGCGCTGCGCTGCGTCGCGAATAGCCTGCACATCTTTCGGGTGCGTTTTCGGCGTGATTGCTCGCAGCGAAATGCCTGCGATCGTTTGCGCAAAGTTCAGCGCCAGCGTGCTGCCGATGACCTCGAGCGAAGCGAATAGCACCTGCTGGTTTTGCTTTAGCGCGACATGTAACGCGATCTGCCTGGCAAGAGAAGACTTGCCAACACTCGGCCGCGCCGCGACGACGACCATTTCGCCGCGCTGGATCAGGCCGAAGATCCGGTCCATGTCTTGAAAGCCCCAGGACAGTGCGCCTTCGCGCATTCCGTCGCGCTCACCAGAGATGCGTGCCGTAATCTCGGCGTCAGCTTTCACGAGCGATTCCGCCCAGGATTCGTTACGCTGCTGCGCCTCGATCGCTAGGATCCTGGCGCCCGCTTCGCGCACGAGATCCTCGGCCGGTTCAGATCCGGCTTCGCGGATGTTGGTCGTGATCGCGCCGGCCTCGCGCATTAACTGGCGGAGGATCTCGCAGTGCCGCACCCGCGTCGCGAAGAATTTTGCTCGCGCTGTCGTCGGGGTATTGCGCGCTATCGCGAGCACATTATCGTGCGTTACCTCGAGGATGGCCTGGGTCGCTTCGCGGTCGCCCTTCGCCGCCTTGAGCTTAACCCACACGGTCGTTTCATCGACCGGCTCGCCGGCCAGAAGCATCTTGCTGATGATGCCCCAGATGGACTGCGCGATCGGATCGACGAATGATTCCTCGCGCAACTCGAAGCCCATAGCCATGCCGACGACGCCGGCAGGATCAATGAAGGCGCAGCCCACCAGTGCGCGCTCGGCGTCCTGGTCGAATGTCGGATCTGGTTTCATGCGATCCCGAACTGGCGTTTCACATCTGGCAGATCGGCTAGGATGTCAGCCGGCTCCAACGGCTCGGCCTTGGTCGCATTCTTGATCTGCTGGCGTGTCCAATCGTCTGCCGGCGGAGCCACGCATGCGGCCCAGTGCTTCGCCAGAGCAGGCGCAGTTAAGGCGGCGCTCGGAAACTTGCGCGAGTAGCGGTTAGCGCGTCTAGTGATTTCTTCCGGCGTTACCCCGGGCGAGGCTGCGCGGATGTCGCGAAGCGCTGCGTTGAGCGCGCCGCGGCCAGATTTCGTCAGGCTACGGGCGTCGGTTCCGGTGGCTGAACATAGAGCCTCGAAGATCAGATCTTTTGGCCTTTCTGCCGCGACGGCGTCAGCCGGCGCAATAGTGTTCCCTTCCCCTTCCCTTCCCTTCCCTTCCTTAAGGCACGCGTGATGCACGCGATCCTCACGCGTGGTCAACGCGTCAAGGTCTTCAGTGGGAGGCATTTGCGGTAACTCGCTCGCCCTCTCCTTATTATTGATGATCTGGTGCTTTTTCCATGTCGGAATCGCCCCAAACCAGGCGTCCCTCACGCGATACTTAACGAGAAATCCACGCGTGGTCAACGCGTCGAGCACGCGTGAAAAGTCGCATTCATCGTAAGGGAGGATTTGCGCTTTTAGCCTTCTCGCTTCCCAGCGGAATCGACCCTCTCGATCTGCGGCGCACCATAGGCCGACGAATGCTATTCTGACGGGCAGCGCTGATTCCTTTTCTAAATCATGCAGACCATCGTGCATGAAAAACTCGGGCTTAATTGTTCTGATTCTCATAATAAAAGACCCCGGCGCGCCTGCGGTGAAATTTGCTCTTTGCGCTACGCACGCAGAGCAGGCACAGACGCCCGGGGAAATAGGTTGTTAGTCATTACCGGCGAATTTCACCTCGCCGCCCTCAACCAGAAAATTGATCAGGCTTTCGTCAAGTTCCCCGACGAATAGTCACGAGCACACCGCCGGCCTCGCCAGCTTTGGCCCACTCCTTGCCGATCGCGAGCATGTCCACCTGGGCGTCGTCGCCCCAGAATCGGCCGTTGCGCGTAATTCGGTCCAGCACCAGCTTGGCGAGGTTGTCCAGATCTGGCTTGCTCGTGTGCGGCCCAGGTGCGCTGTCCTTAACCGTCCCACTTGTGCGCAAGTGAGATTTCGGCCGCTGAAAGTAAAACTGCAGGATCACCGAGCACCGACCGGCAAACGGATCGAGCGAATGCGTCCTGGAGATCTCGACCAGCTTCGCGTCCACCGCGGCTTTCCATACGTCAGCGGCGTCGCTGTCATACATGCGCGCCACGAACTTAGCGCCCATGCGACGAGCAAATGCCCGCGGCCTCGGCTGGCCTTTTGGATCCCCAGGAATCCAGAAAAACAACTCAGTGCTTGGATCCGGTGAGTGCACGGTAAACGCAGGATTCAGACGCATTAACTGCAGCTGCGATGTCGCGATAGGAGTAGCCGGCCACGCGCAGTCGGCGTGCCTCGGCCTTTTGTGAGGCACTCATAAAGCGCCGCCCTCGGTCCTTCGCGCAGGATCTGATCGCTCCGCCAACGTCGAACGGCGTGCTATACCGCGGCGCATGCTTGTCGAATAGGAATTCGATCCTGCGCATCGTTTCGCTGATGCTCATAGGTTGATACCCTTTCTGGCCGCGATCAGCCGCGTCCGCTCGACCGGCGAGACGTACATCTTGCGCAGCTGCAGCCTGGTTATGTTTTTATAGACTTTAGCGAGTGATACGTTCTGCGCGTATGCGACGAGCTTGGGATCGGTGCCGTCGAGCACCATCTCGTTAATCGCGGCGTCGCTTGCGCGAAGGTTTCGTTTTTCCGTTTGTGTCATTGCGTGTGAAGGTGGAGTTGAACCATTCGCGATCTCGGCCGATCTCAATGCCAATGTGAATTCCTAAAAGGAGCGCCAGCAGACCGCCGCCGCCTAATAGGATCATAGCGCTGGAGATGCTCATCGGTCGCTGCCTCCCAGCTGGGCCTTAAGTTCCGCGATGTGGCGATCAGCCACCGATGCGAGCCGCACCAGTTGCGCATTCGTCCTGGTCAGTCGGTCGTTCGCTATTCGCAGATCCAGATTCTCCTGCTTCAGCCGGTCGATCTCGGCCTGCAGGTCGTCGATTATGATGTGATGCGTTGGCATAGTTCGTTTATTTGTGAGCGGATCTCGTCCGCCAGTTGGTCTCGGGTGATTTCGCTTCCGTATTTGACGATCCGTCGCAGTTCCTGGTCGATGTCGTCTAGCAGCGCCCAGGCGTCAGCAGCGTGCACTGCGCGGATGTGTTCCTCGCGTTCCTCTGGTAGCTGGAATTCAAGCGTGGCTTTCATTTGTTAGCGACCGCCTTTCTAGCCTCGCGCAGCTGCTCAGGCGTGCAGAGCTCCTCGAGTGTTGCGATCTGTGCTTCCAGCTGATCAATGTCCGCGATCAGTTCGCCAACACGAGCCCTGCTTGCGTCGCAGTCGAAGCACCAGCAGTCAGCTTTTCCTGGGCGCACGATATGGAGCCCGCAATCGCCTGCGAGTTTGCACTTTGTCCAGCTGTTACCGAAACCGTCGCTGATCTCCGTGCTCACGACTGCGCCTCCTTCCGGGCGGCGTCGATGGCGGCGCGGAGTGTTCGATTTGATTTCCACGTCACCACTATTGGGCCCAACCCATCTATTTTTTCTGGCGACAGCCAATTCCACGGAATCGCGTTATGATCCAGCCAATCCAGCCGATCCTTGTCCGCACGCAGTTCACGCCATTTCTCGACTGGGATGTTGATATGGTTAGGCGCGCCCAGCGTGCTCGTCAGTTCCCGCAGTGCGGCGTTCTCGCGCTCCAATTCGCGGATGCGGCGTGCTGCTGAATCTGGATTGGCCTTTGCCCATTGCCAAGTTGCGCTCACGGCT